AATTCAGTGCTGTGAGAACCGCCGTGCCTTGGCTGTGCGTATTGTTTACGACCGTGTCTGGCGTCTGGGTGCACGCCACAGTCGTACCAGCCGTGGTGACCTCGTAAATCCGATCGCCAAAGTCTTCCCAGATATATGCAGGTGTCGCAGTGTTGAGATTGCCGGTCGGCGGAGTGAACGTCGTTTCGTGCCGGGCGAAGCCAACGAGAAATTCGAAGCTGTCAACCCATCCGTCGAAATGTTGTGAGATACCGGCGCTATCAATTGCGCCAATAATAAGATCTGATCCACCTGCCTTGGGAGTTGAGGCGGGTGTGGTGGGTCCAGCTTCAATTACACCATCGAGGAATAGGACCCAATCACCATTGGTCTTCCGAACCATTTCAACATGGTAATCTTGACCGGCAATCAAGGTCGTTCCGCCGTTGAACGTGACGTCCGCTGTTACACCATCACTCTGGTAGATGATAGCGTTCAACCCACCGCCGTTCTGCCGGATGAACCAGACACGATTACTAGATGTAGTTGAGTATTGGCTGGCAATCACCCCGAGGTCAGGAACGGTGTTTGGCCGGAAGTGGCAGCTGATAGTGACCGGCTCAGAGTTATTGATATTGAAATCGGATACCGATGTGAACGCCACATAGTCACTGTTGCCATCCAGCAGCAAAGAACTTGTGCTGTCCCCACCGGCTGCTGCAACAGCTGTATCGATTTGTGCTGTACCTGCGATTGTGGAGGGATCAGCGGTCGTGCCGTCATTCGCAAAGCCAACACCAGACGTGGCTCCGTCAGCTCCCTCAAAGTTCATAATGATAGCGGTGCAGTCGGCCGGATCAGGTGCTGTAGGGATCCTGTAATAGTCCCCCAGCGTCAGCGCTGTGCTGGCCGGCAATAGGTCCGGGAATAGGGGAACGGTACACCTGAGTCCTCCCAGATCGTCCCTGCAGTCCTTCGAATAGTATTCCCCGAGCTCCTTAGAGAATACCTGCGTGAGATCCCTCAGCTCGACGTTGAAGAACCCCTTGGGCGTCACCATCACTTCGGCCAGCTGGCCGCGCAGCATTTTGATAATGCCGTCGGACGGGGAGTCCATATTGTAGAAGGCGATACGAACGTCCGCGAAGTCGAATAGCCCAAGGCGCAGTTCGTCCTCCTTGAGCTGAGCGTCGTCGAAGATCCCAACGATGTCGAGGTTGCCGACGTTCATTTCTGAATCTTGTGCGATGTTGCTTCGGCTGAAGCCTTCTGCAGCCGAGAAGGTTTGGTCACCGTCACCAAAGTCTAGGTCCGCGTCGCGCGATCCATTTGTGAACCGATACACCGTGCCGTCAGTGCGTATGATCTGCCACGCTGAGGCGATCGCGGTCGCGTCTTCATCGAGGTGAGTCTGGAGTGCTGCTGGTACTGTTTTCGCCATTAGTCAAGTCCGTTCGAACGAAGCTCGATAGTTGGGAATGAGGGCCAACTACCGGCATTGAAGACTTCCATATTGACATCCAATGCATCCGTATCGAACCGGACATGACAATCGAATTCGCAGCGGATCTGAACCTGCTCCTCACCACCCGGTCCCGTCCCTCCAGTAGCCGCTGGAGGAGTGACCATAGTTATGAGGGCACGGTCCTCGTCGACGGTGTAGTGCGTTGTCAGCGTCTGGAGAACGCCGTCAAGATACACTCGAACTGTGCTGCCAACTATCTTTGTAAGATAGCGGTCGAACGTGGTGGCTGTGTCAGGATGGGAGTACCGTTTGAAAACTTGGATCTGGGTCGTGGTGCCGTCGCCAAGGTGAATGAGCTGCGGCGAGGTTTCATCCACACCGTTCTCCATTCCGATTTCGAAATCAGACCAGTCCTTCTGCCGGAACGAATACCGTTTGCCCTGGCAGACATAGAACATCTTGATGAGTGTGTTGAGGTCAAGCTCTGCCGATGCTTGGTCTTCCTGGAATTTCTGCAGCAACCCATACCCGAGATCCCACTCACCGCGAGTGTCAACCCAGTTGGAGTTGCGCTTTTCGAAACCGCTGTCCAACTCCAGGACCGTCGTATTGAAACGCGGACCACCGAGGGCACCGCGCTCTACTTCTTCCGGTAATTTCAAACCAGTCAGGAACGTCGCCATTTCTATCTCCTCGACCTGGCCCGATTCAATCCAGCCAGTGCCTTGTTTTGTAGCTGAGTTTGGCTCCGGCGGAAACTATTGGCGTCCGGACTCGTGACGTTGAAGACCTGATTGATCGGACCCTGCTGAGCGCCACGCTCGTTCTTGGGTGTGACCGTAACCTTCTCGCCGTCTGCCGCACGGAACGCAATCAGCCGGTTGTCGATACCGGTCAGTGAAGCTGCAGCGCTGTTCGCTCCAACGGTGAACGACCCACCGTTCTGGAAACCAAGTAGGCTGGTGATGCCGCTCGAGATCAGACCGCCGATGCCGCCGCCTCCACCGCCTCCACCGCCTCCGCCGAAGAGGTTGCCGAAACCCTGCTGGCCAGCGGCGAACAACTGCTGTGTTCCGAGCCGGAGGAAGTTGTCTGCCATCTGCCGGAAGAAGTCGTCCATCTCGAACTTGCCAGTCTTGAAGAAACCCACAACCGCTTCTTGGGCTCCTTCGTACGCATCCGTGATAAGCCGCTCGGAAGCAGACGCAAAGTCCTCCAGATCTCGTGTCGCCTTGAGGAAGCCACGTTCGAAACCAGAGAAAGTATCTGTCTGGGTTTCAAGCAATTCAATCCGCAGGTCACGCTGGGTGACCCGGAATTCTTCCATAGTGATTTTGCCGTCGGCCAACAATTTATTCAGTGCGGCCATGCCTTCTTCAAAGGCTTTCTGCGGTCCACGAATTCGCTCGAGCATATCTCGCTGGGCATCCAAGGCGTCAGTTGATTCTCGGATAACCGCCGCTGGGGACGCTGTAGCAGCCGCAGCCGGAGCAGGTGTCAGCGAGGGTGCACCAGCGCCACCCTGGCCAGCTTTGGCAGCTTCCTCTGCGCGACGTGCGGCCGAGACCTGTACCGTCTTGATGAGGACGTCGTCGAACCCTTTCTTGAACGCTGTGCCCAGGACGTCGCCAGCCGTTTCGCCTTCAGCTTTCAAACCATCCAGGTCGAAGAGCTCGAGCTCTTTTGAGATACCGAGAAAGTCGAGAGCCTTGTTGATTGCCTTGACAAACGTGTTCAGCCCGAACTCAGTGATGGACAGGAAGCCATTCCACGCCGATCGGGCGATAGCCTTGAGCGCACGCGGGAAATCCTTGAAGGCTGCGATCATTGCCTGAACCACACCGTTCGTGGTAGCGGCCAGCACGACGAGACCCTTGGAGAAATTGTTGACGACACTGACAACGATCTGGTCGAAATTCTCGAAGGTTCCACCGAGACTGTTCACCGCTTCTGTGAGGCTTGTGCCAATAACGTCACCAGCCGCTGTCATCGCATCGCCGAGGGTAATCGTACCGTCCTCGGTCAACTTGATCTCATCGCGGAAGACTGTGAGCGCTGCCGTTGCTGCCGTGATCCCCACGACGAGAGCCGTAAAGGGATTCAATGCTATAGCAACGGCCAGCGCTCGGAATAATCCGATAAGCCGGGGAAGGCGCATTGCGACAAAGGCACCGGCCATAATCTTCGCAGCAGCCGCCACATCATCGATGTTCTTGGCAACGAACCGCAACGCGTCGGCCAGTTTTCTGAATGCGTTTGTGAGGAACGATTCACTGCCGAGGTCGCCGATAGCGATGATGACCGCTTCAAATGCAGATTTGACTGAGATCAGTGCACCGTTCAAGTTGTCGTCCATGATCCGGGCAACTTCAGCTGCGGTTCCGGCTGCATCTTTGTTGGACTGCGTCAATTCCTTGATCTTCGGAATACTCTGCGTCAGGATCAAGAGGTTTGCAGCCTGTCGGCTTCCGACCAGAGCCGCCGCACCTTCGAGCGAAATATTCGCGGCACGCAAGGATTCTAGGACTGGGACGAGACCGCGTGTCTTGACGTTCACGTCCGCTGTGGTGAGGCCATACTGTTCGAGAACCTTCTGCCCCTTCTTGGAGACGTCGATGGTTTTGATGAAGATTTGCCGCAGCGATGTACCGGCTCGTGTCGACTGGACACCCGCGTCGGACAGCGCACCGACGGCAGCTGACGCCTGTTCAACACTCACGCCAACCGCCGCCGCAGCCGGAGCCAGGAAGCTCATGGCCTGACCGAGTTGTTCGACGTCGGTGTTCGCTTTGTTCGCAGTGTTGACCAGAGTGTCAACAATCCGCGTGGTTTCGGCTGCTTCGAGATTGAAACCCTTCAGGACGTTCGACGCGATATCCGCTGCACTCCCCAATTCCAACGCACCAGCTTGGGCAAGGTTCAGGGTGTCCCCGATCGTGGCCATCACCTCGTTCGTTGTGAAACCGGCTCGGGCCAGAAAGGTCATACCCTCAGCCGCCTGGGTTGCACTGAATCTGGTGGTGGCTCCAAGATCCTTTGCAATATCACGGAGAGCCTTGAACTGCACTTCGGTGGCACCCGTCACGGCGCGAACGGTCGACATCTCCTGGGAGAACTGAGCCAGCGTCCGTAGGGCATTGCCCAGGACAAGTGCGCCACCGAGGGCACCCAGGGAACGACGGAGGAGCTGCACCGCTCCCTGGGCTGACGTCGCACCTTTACCGATGTTCTCGATATTCCGGCGGACGGTCCGGGCACCCTTCTCGGTGACTACAATGTCAATGCGTTCGGTTGCCATGTTACTTCTTCAACACCTTTGCCTTGGCGAGTGCGATGACTCCCTTTTGAGCCGCCTCCTGGACGAAGTTGGCAGGAGCCTGAGCAGACGACCCATCATTCAGTGCACTAATATAATCTAGATTGTTTGAGATATATACTGGACGATCATCGCGCCTTCCAGAGATGGCTGAATTATTTCGGCTTATTGTATTCTGACCGCCTTTGTCATTATCCTCAATGGCATTCTTCACTGAGGCACCAAGCCCGATTTGCCAATTGGCTCGCGCTCGGCCGGTGTCAACCGGTGTGGCGATGATGACCGAGGAACTGATTACCTTGGCAGTCTCAGCAACTACACGATCGACGCCGACCTCGATTTCTTTACCGAGTTCCTCCATTCTTTTCACAAAGGTCTTGAGGTCAGCCATTCTTTTTGTCCACTTCCCTCTTCCATTCAAGATATTGGAAGTATGCTCCATCCATCGCCGGAATATAAGAATGAAGACGTTCTCTTTGTTCGAGATCCAGTTCGTTGATGTTTGCCCACTCATGGATTGCGAGCCATGGGATCGGGCCAGAATTCATGCCAGAGTTGCGGCACGTATTCAGATCCAACCATGCGTCAACATAGATCTGAAGGCCGAGGGTGAGTTCCGGAGCGTTGGCAATCTTGTCCGGAACTCGACCCATACGCATCGACCGTTCTAGGATATCTCGTTCGTGCGGTCCTTGCTCGAGAATGTACCGAAGGACCGCCTTCAGTTTCCCGTGTCGTCTTCCGTCAACTGAGCCCGGAACAAGCCAACCTTGTTCGACTGTTCCTGGATGTCGAGGAATAGATCGGGCAGCGACACAAATGTGGCCAGGACGTTGTCGCGATTGAACGGCAGGAGATCACCGCCGTCAGGATTTTCGATGCCGACTTTCCAGTCGTCCTCAACCTTGGTTTCCCAGTTCAGAATGACCGCGTCGGCATAGGCTTCCTTGACCAGATCCATGGCCTTTTCGTTCTGCATGGTTTCGGTCTGGATGGCGCGGCGATAGGGTTTGGTCTTGGCTTCGAGCACGCGAGCGTACTTCTTGTTCGAACCACCGGCTCGGGCAATGGTCACCCGGAACTCACCGTAGTCCAGGACGATCCCCTTCTTCTCGAGGTTCTCGTCGGTCGCAAATTGTTCGTACATCGACATGACTGTTTGCTCCTCTAGTCATATGTGGAAATTTTGTATACCTGGCTCTGGCTCAAACGAAAAGACCCGTCCCGCTCAATGAAGAACGGGACGGGCAGTTTGCCAGGGAGGTGGACTGGCTAGGATTAGGCGTCCGCTGCGTTGGGCAGGTAATCGAAGAACGACATCAGCAGAGTGTGATCCATGTTGGAATCAACTCCGGCACCCGTCGCCGCGTCGGTTGTCAGGGGCAGCGTGATCGGCTGATCCTGTTCAACGTTCGGTCGGCCATCGCCCAAGGTAATGAGCGGCATGTCGAAGGCGATCCCGGCTTTGGCGCCAGTGGCACCAGCCACCATGATCACGTCCAGGGTGATGTCGGTGTTGGCTTCAACAGCCTCGATCGCGGCCACGTCACCAAAGTACGCTGTGATGTTTCCGCTCACCTCGAAGGTGCCAGCCGTTACCTCGAATGCTCCGAGGGTGCCGACTGCCTTATTCGGCGAGAGGTTGTTGTTGATCGAAATCGTTACTTCCTGGACAAAGGCGAAGAGATCCGTCGGTGCCTCAGTCGTACCATCGTATGCTGCCAGCTTGATCCGGCTGAAGTCAGAACTGGTGTTGAAGGCGTCCGCCTCAACCAGAGACTCACGGTTGCCAGACTTGACTCCGGTCGCACCCGATCGGGTCTCGCTGTCGATGCCAACAAAGGCCAGATCCGTGGACAGCTTATTGGCAGACGGGATATTGAACTGAGCCGTATTGCCAACTGCACCGACGATGTACTGGGACTGGATCTGTGACGGCAGAGCGTCGTCCGGTGCACCGAGGGTGCGTTCCAGATTGTAGCTGCGCCGGGTGATGAGCGTCGGGTCCGATTCATTCTTCAGCACGCGGCCGAAGTAGAAGTGGATTTCGAGACCGGTGCCGGTTTCGGTGACCATGGTGCTTTCGGACTTGTCAACCGTGAGCGTGTTGGCAGCGATGGACTTGACCCGCTTCCAACCGTTGTTCTCAGCGTTGACAAAATCCTGCGAGGCACCGTCGCCGCCGACGAAGATCCACTCACCGGGGACGAGTCCCAGGGTCGTGAAGTCCAGCACGGTGGAGGTGTATGCTGGGAACGTTCCGCTCGCGTCCACGTCGATGTCAGCGGAGCCAGCTTCGTGGCCAACGTTGACGATCTTGGCAGTGGCCGGAGGAGTTTCCGTTACGAGCGTGGCACCGAGCACTTCGATCGTGGTATCGACCACGACAGCGGTAATCGGCTCGGCCACGACGTTGTTGGCATCGTCGACGAAGCCGGTCACGTTGATCAGGTCGCCGACTTGGAAGCCGGTCGTGGACGCCACATCATAGAGATCCGTGGTAGCGGTCGCGTCCGTCGGAACTTCCTCACCCTTGGGCCGGAGATCGGCGAAGAAGAAACCCTGCAAGATATCCTGAAGGTTCGTCTGGGTCAGGTCGGTGTTGATGCCACCGCTGGCGTCTTTGTCAGTGATGACGCCTTTCTTGCGCTGACGGCTCGCGTTGATGGGATTGCGCGCAATGGTTACGACTTGTCCGCCGAAATCATTGTAGCTGTTTGGTTCGAGAGGTTTCCAATCCGGAGTGACCGGCAGCACACCGAGGGAATCTTCCTCGGCATAGCTGAGGCCAGTCGCATTGGAGTCAATTTTGTTTACAGTCGCCATGGCTCATTTCTCCTGCGCACGGTGTTATTTCAATTCATCGTAGGTGAAGTCTACAAGGACACTGACCTGGTACCATTCCCCGTCAGAGCCAATTTCGTTCACCCGGACATTCCGGAACCACACCGCACTGGTTGTGGCAACTCCTTCGAAAGCATCCACAACGATCTTAGCTAACGAATAGCCTTCCGACAAGCCTTCGCCAAGTGGAATGAAGATTTGCACATTCACCAACCCGTCCCGTCGCCAGCGGCGCACACCACTAACATTGGCCAGAGTGGCTTGAGTCCCGAAGGTGTGCCGGACATTGACACGTGCCCAAGGAGTGGCGGTTGCTGGTGGGACATCGGCAGCACTCTTGACGTTCTCGTAGGCAACCGGATATCCAGTTGCATCCCACGCCGCCTTGAACGTTGCCAGGATTTCATTGTTTGCTTCGGCGAACGTTGCGGTCATCTCATAACTCCCACGAAGGCCAAGACCACCACTTCAGCTGGCTTGAGGACTTGTACTCCTACGACCTTCCACCGGGTGCCGTCTGAGTCAATGACTTCCTGATAGGTATCCAAATCGTCAGATGCTCCAGGGGACAGGATCATAATCTGCTCGGACCGCTTCACCATATCGTTGTCAGTGTGGGAAAGTCCGAGGGCACGAGTACTGTCTGGCTCGACGAATACTGCGTTGACGGCCAGCGTTGCGTCCGGCACGGTACGAGGTGCAGCAGCACCGAGCCAGGGTTGCGCTGCGTCAGCAGGAGTTGTGTCGAACTTGATAAAGGACACGCTCCTACCAAATTCGAAGATCAGCGCCTGTGCGTCTGCAACCAGCCCTGTGTAATCAAATCTAGCCACGGATTGTCCCTGTCGTTGTGATGTAGTCCCGCAGCAGTTTGTCCGCCGCCGGATAGGGTTTGATAAGAAGGTCCAGTGTTGCGCCGTCCGCATACCTGAGGGTGATCGGACCGATGGTCTTTTCGATCAAGGCGCGACCAGATGCGTCAACCGAGGGATCTTGGAACAGAGCCGCGTTGGCTGCGCGAACCGCGTATTCAGCCGTGGCGTGCTTGAGATTGAGTGGGACACCCGTTACCCTGACGCCATCCTTGTCGTACAGGGACGAGCGAGGGAACTCGAGCGGCTGGCTACCCTCGTCCCGACCGTTTACGAAGCCGGTCAGTGTGATGTTTCCAGCGGTCGTGGAGAACGTGATATCGTTTCCGGCCGAACCTTCTACTCGTGCACTCAGGTTGATCTGAGTGTCAGTGGTGGCGTCGACCGCCGCATCTGCGTTCTGATTGGCGATGATGTTGGTGGAATAGATGTCGTTGTTGGTGTCTTCCTGGATCGCCGCCGTCAGGTTCGCCGCAGTATCCGCTGCCGTGGCTCCAATTAGGACCTCGAAGTCCCCTGAGAGGACACTGAGAGCCGCGACGAATGTATAGGCATAGTCGCCGACCGTAATCGTCTCGGTGTCTGCTGGCTGACCTGTGAACTCGATAAGTCCTGCCGCCTGGGCACCGTCAAAGTAGGTTGCCCGAACTCCTTTGAACCGATTGCCCCAACGGGTGTCGATGTAGTCCGTCGCGGCAACGCAATACGCTGCCTGTTGGTCGGCGGTCAGGGTGCTCCAGCTGTTTTCCGTTTGGCGTGACCGCGTGGTCAGATACGTCAGGACGAAAGATGCTGGGATATAGCTGTTGGCGTTCTGTACTCCGCCGCCTGTCTCAAGTACGAGTGTCATGGGTTATCCTCCCTGATGCCGTGGCCGCTGTTTGGTGTAGATCGACAGCGGACTTGTGATAGACGCATTGGCCAAGGTAACAGCCTGAGGACCAGGAACACGTGCCGTGACAGTTCCGTTTGCGTCACCAACAGCACCGTCGCCGAGCGGGAGCCAAGATCCCATATAACCGACCGGTGTGGTCGTACGAGCCACCTCTTCTCCATTGGCCCAGATAGTTGCGGTTCCAGTCGCTGGCTTGAGCCCAAAGACCAGATCCACCTTGCGGCCACCAACCCCAGCGCTGTAGTTCATTACGTCAGCCGCCGTTACTGAAAGACCATTCACGGCCATCGGTCCGGTCGGCGGAGTGAATGTGCTGGTGAAGATAGCGGTGTCGTTGATTACGAAGGCGTCATCGATCAGACCGGCGAGAGGTTGCTCGTCGGCCGGATTATCGAACGCACCAAGCCAGAGCTCTGCAGTGCCAGGGAAGACGGTGCCAGTGTTGACGACCGGTGAACCAACCGCCACACCGTCGAAGAACATTTGGATCGTGCCTCCAGCGGTGCGGGAAACCGCAACGTGGTGCCAGCCGGTGGTGATGGTTGGAGATCCGAACGTTGTAACCGCTGTTCCGAAAGCACCATCCGTCGTAAAGACAAACACAACTGTGGTTGTCGTGATGTAGAGTTCCCAGGACCGTTGATTACCACTGATCCTATATTTGCTGATCACCTGTTGTGTTCCGCTGACGGCGTCAACTTTGATCCAAGCACCGACAGTAAACGCTGCGCCAAGATCGTAGTCGTCATGGTCAGCGAAAATGATTGCGGAATCAGATGGCGAAGATGCTGTCGGCTCGAACAATCCGGCATTGCCAATGTTACCAACAACGGGAACCGATGTGTTGGCGC